TTATGATCTCCGAACCAGAGGATAAATATGCTGATGGTTCATTTACACCATATGCTGACTTATGCTTGATGAGTCTATGTTCACATGCTATAATAGCAAATAGTTCTATGAGTTGGTGGGGTGCTTGGTTGATCTCTAATCCAGATAAACAAGTAATCGCACCAAAAATGTGGTTTGGCCCTGCTTATGCAGACAAAGATACTAAAGACCTTTATTACCCTACTTGGAAATTATTATGACTTGTAAAACAAGAATAGAAAGTTACGAAGATTTAGCAGAAGATATAATCAAGTGGTTAAAAGATTATTACTACATTCATGCAATCAAAGCATTCGTTGTTGGAGTGTCAGGTGGCATAGATTCTGCCGTGGTATCCACTCTCTGTGCTAGAACAGGACTCCCGACATATGTTGTGTGTATGCCACTTGCTTCAAAGTTTAAGAACACTCAATTGTCTGACATTCACTCAAAACAATTAGAGGAAAAATACGATAATGTAAAAAGAATTGAAGTTGAATTATCTCCAGTGTATGATAGTCTAATGAAATCTGTTGATTGGTGGACTGAGAGAACTTTTGAAAAGGGTGAGTTTACAAATAATGAACATGCAAATGCAAATACTAAGTCTCGTATACGCATGGTTTGTCTATATCAAATAGCAGGATCTGTTGGTGGTATTGTGGTTGGAACAGGTAATAAAGTCGAAGATTATGGAGTAGGATTCTATACAAAATATGGAGATGGTGGAGTTGATATCGCACCAATAGCAGACTTACTCAAAACAGAGGTATGGTTACTTGGTGAATATCTTGAAGTTGATGAGAGAATATGTGAAGCACCTCCGACTGATGGATTATGGAATGATTCGCGCACAGATGAATCACAATTAGGTGCTACATATGAGGAACTAGAAGAGGCAATGGAGCACGGCACAGGCCCTGCTGTCAATATTCTTGAAAAGTTCAGCACACAGAACAAACACAAAATGGAACCCATCCCTACATTTAAACTATGAAGATAGGATTGATTGGAGCAGGAAGATTAGGTATCTGTCTTGCTCTTCTGATAGAAAAAGCAGGACTTGATGTAATCGCATCAGATGTTCGTGAAGATTATATTACAAACCTTCAGAACAAAGTCATTTTTACAAATGAACCACAAGTTCAAGATTATCTTACAGAATCTAAAAATATAGAATTCACCACAGATAATCAAAAAGTAATTGATGAGTCTGATATTATCTTTACTCTAGTTCAAACACCATCACTTGAAGATGGAAGCTATGATGTAAGTGCTGTTTGGAAAGTGGTTCAAGACTTGCAAAATTCAAACACAGATGGTAAATCTTTTGTGGTTGGTTGCACAACAAATCCCGGTGATTGTGACGAGTTCCAAAAGATGCTTGGTATGGATGTTTATTATAATCCAGAGTTCATCGCACAAGGTTCTATTATAAAAGACTTACAGAATGCAGATATGGTTTTGTTGGGTGGTAAAGGTAAACATTCTGAGGTATTAGAGCATTTATATTACATGATTCAACTTGGATATAAAGATGCACATGTGCACACCATGAGCACAAAGGCCGCAGAACTCACAAAGATCGCAGTTAATTGTTTCCTTACAACTAAGATTAGTTACGCAAATATGTTAGGCGAAGTTCTTTCACGATCAGGATTAGATGCTGAAATAGAAACTGTATTGGGTGCAATAGGATCTGATAGTCGAATTGGCACAAAGTATCTTAACTTTGGTTTTGGATTTGGCGGGCCTTGTTTCCCAAGAGATAATCGTGCTTTTGCTGCACATGCACAGAGTGTGGGTGTTCAACATAACATTGGATTTACAACTGATTCTTTTAATGAAGAACACGCAAAGTTTATGAAAGAGTTTTTCATACGAAAGAATAAAAATAATTTACCGTATGCATTTAAATATTTGACATACAAACCCGGTATTGATATACTTACAGAGAGTCAACAATATCGTTTATGTCTTGATCTTTTAGATGAGGGATATAAAATATATTGTATGGATGATGCGATCATTCATTTATGTGATGATCGAATTTTATTTGAAGACCCCAAAGAGGAAGTGTATTGGATCAACTTGTAACTGACACAAATAAATCTGCCTATAAGTTAAAAAACTTTGGGCCTGTATATTGTATTAATCTTGATGGACAACCAGAGAGATGGGAGTATATGGAGGGTCAATTTAAGTATTGGAATGTGAATGATTACACTCGCATTTCTGCCTATGATGGTCGTGATGATGATCTAAGTGATATTATCAAGGGAAAGTATCCAGATAATATGACATCAGGTGAGATAGGATGTACGACTTCTCATCTTAACGCGATGAAATATTTTTTAGATAACAGTGATTCTCCTTACGCGATAATTATGGAGGATGATTGTAGTCTAGATCTTGTTAAGTTTTGGAATTTTACATGGTCTAATTTTATGGCTCATGTTCCTTATGATTATGATGTAATTCAACTTGCTATAATATGCACTGGTGATATACATGTTAGATTGCATAAAAGATTTGTTAATGATTTTTCTACAGCATGTTATGTAATTAGTAGACATCATGCAGAAAAATTAGTATTACTTCATTGTAGAGGGGGATATACTGGAAAACAAACATATAAACTTGATCAAGGTGTGAAACCGAGAGCAGTGGCCGATGATTTGATATACAACTCAGGGAATACATTTGCAATACCTCTTTTAGTTTACAAATTTGAATTAGGTTCAAGTATTCATCCTGTTCATGTTGATGTATATCATAAACAAAATTATGAAGCACAAGTTAATTTTTGGACACAGAATGGTGCTAATATTGATATCGCAGATTACATGAACTATGATCCATATCTTGGTCGTGTGACAGAAAGGAGCACTCAAGGGTGACAGACAGATAAGTGGTTGTCATATATTGACACTGTTTTGATAAAATGTTATTATAAATAAATCAACTGTCACATGTGACAGTTCTAGTCAAAGGACTCGAAAGATCGTAACCCTGTGGCGAATGTAAACACTATCCTCTGTCGGGGATGGTATCATCCGCAGGGAAAACTCTGCGAGAAAACTATAAAAACAATGTCTATTAAATCAATCGCAGCTCTTGCTGCTTCTCCCTTCTTATTCGCAGGTGCTGCGTTTGCTGGCCCATATGTTAATATTGAAACAAATTCTAGTTTTACTGGATCTGACTACACAAGCACAGCAACAGACCTAGCAATCGGATATCAAGGTGCTAATTGGTGGGTACAAGGTGGCCCTATCGTCACATCTCCTGATAATGGTGACTCTACAACAGATCTTCTTGTTAAAGCAGGTGGTAACGTTGCTTTTACTGATGTAGTTGGTGCATACGGCGAAGTATCATTCCAAACTGCAGACAATGCTGATTCAGCATACGGTGTAAAAATAGGAGCTAGATATAGTTTCTAAATAAGTATGAGACCTTTCGTGCGGTCTCTGCAAAACGGAACAAACCCAAGACCTCTCATTGCAGAGGTCTTTTTTTATGTTACAATATCTCTATGAAAAAAATTTTAGAAGTCATCACTCATCCTGTTACCTATTCTAATTTACTGATCATAGGTGCATTCATATTGATAGAGCTCTCCCATACACATGCTCATTATAAGATGGAAGTAGATGTTCATGGATATTGTCATCAATATAATATGAAAAATCCAAATGCATTTGTTGAGGATGATGAGGATTGGTAACGTTACATAAGTTTACTTAATAGGACATATAAGGTATATTTACTTATGTTCGGGTCTCCGAATGTAAAGATATTTGACAAAATTTAATATTTTATATATAATTATGTTACATAAATTAATATAGTTCAATGACGACAGTTACTGAAGGCGGAGGTCGCCAAAACATGTATCCAACAGAGACAGTCTCTTATGTTGATGAAACCATTTCATACGATGGTTATCCTCAGAACGCTGAGAAAGTAAATGGACGTTGGGCCATGATCGGATTCGTAGCACTTATTGGTGCATACGCAACTACAGGTCAAATCATTCCCGGTATTTTCTAATGGACACAAATCATCCTTATTGGAAATACGCAGAAAAGGTCAATGGTCGCCTCGCGATGCTTGGTCTAGTAATCGGCACAATTAATTACGGACTATTCGGATGGATAGCACCCGGATTATTTTAAATGAAAATTAACACACAATTCACAATTCAAGAAAGGTACAAACTCATGACTCCAGAAGCAGAAAGATTTAACGGTTGGGCAGCAATGCTTGGTTTCGTAGCAGCAGTCGGTGCATACGCAACAACAGGAAACATCATCCCCGGCATTTTCTAATGAACAACAACGACATCTTCTTAAAAGCACAAGGACGTGCAGCGATGATGGCATTCATCGTATTGTGTATATCATACACAGCAACAGGTCAACTCATTCCAGGCTTTGTATAATGGCAAAAACTAAAACAGCAGAAACAACACGCAGACAACCAGAAAGACAGAAGGTTGTAGCAGAAAGAATCAATGGGCAGTTAGCAATGCTCGGATTAGTAGCAGCATCTATTTCATATGCAACTACAGGACATATGTTCTTTGGTTTAGTCTAAACTATGATTGGTTTAGAAGATGCTAATACAACTTCACCACTCCTAGTGATCCTATGGTGTTTTTATCCCATAGGAATCCTAGTAGCGATAGAACTATTTTTAAAATCCCTCAACGATGACGATGATGACGATTTTGGAGGGGGTAAAGCAGTCCCAGTTTATTCACCATCAGGAGCTTAACATGTATCACATTTTATTTACAACAATAGTTACACTTTACATCGTATCAGGTGTAGGCAACGTCGCATTCGCATGATTAAAATAGCTTACTCACCATACTACTCACTTATTGAGTTCGGTTTTTTCGTTGTTGTGGGAACAGCAGCGGGTATGGCAGGATTAATATGAATAACTCACTATCGTATGCTGACGTTATGCAAGCATATAAGTCACCACCTTCGATAAAATATATTCCTAAAATTTTTGTGTGGTCAATAATATTCACATCATTATACGGTATTTCAAAAACAGCATACGCATTGGATCTTTTACAATGAACACAATAAGTTACATATCAATATTTCAAATGTTCTTGATGATATTCTCAGGAACAGCATTATTAACAACGTTGTTTGTTGTGATGATGAGTGCTATGATAGAAGAATAAATAATACACATACATTAAAATCATGTTACAGAAAATTGTAAATGGAATCGCTATTGCAAGTGGTGTTGTATCTCTCACCGTTGTTGGTCTTGGTGGCTACGTATTCATACGCAAGGATGCGATTATCGAAAATGTCAAGAGTAAAGTATTAGACTCTGTTTTACCCGGTGGAATTGGTGGAGCAGTAGGAGGAGCAGGATTATCATTACCAAGTCCTTCATCACCTACACCATCATCACCGTCAATACCTTCTCCATTCTAGAAAAGGATTAATATACTAAATAATACCGCTAATGCGGTATTTTTTTATGGCAGAAGAACAGAAGGAAATTAAAAAAGAAAAACCTAAAGAGAAGGGTTTCTTAGGTAAATTAAAAGATCATGCGGAGGATAAAGAGGAGCAGATGATTCTCCTCTCTACTTTTGTAAGACTAGGAATCTTGATCTGGTCTGGAGCTATTTTGACTTTAGCGTATGTTGAATTACCATCTGCACTCAAAATTCCAAAGCAAGATCTGGATCCGACATTTATAGCTTCAGTTTTTACAGGAGTTTTGGCCACTTTTGGGGTCACTACGTCTAAGAGAGGTGCACAAGGTGGTGCAAGTGGTGGTGTAAGTAAGGGTGACATGGAAAAACTTATTGCTGCAGCATCTCAAACGGCACCCGCACAAACAATACGTATCGAACAGGCACCAATGCAGATTGCAACTGCAGTACCACCAAAAAAAGATAAAGAGTAATTGGAATTCACTGCTAGTAACGTTATTGAATCCCTATCAGAGATCGCTCCTTACATAGAGGCTGATGGAGGATTCTTACAATTCGTAGAAATAGAAGAGGGAACTAACTTTGTAAAGGTAAGACTTGGTGGTGCTTGTACAAGTTGTGCCATGAGTGCCATGACATTAAAACAAGGTATTGAAAAGAAATTATTTCAAGATTTTCCTGACTGTAACGGAGTTATTCAGGTTCTATAACATAGTGTGGGATTCCACACATTAATGCGTATATATACCTATTCAGTTATAATAAATATTATTGTACTGGAGTTGAAAAGAATCATGTCCCATTACACATTAGCTTGGCACGATCAACAAGATATCGAGCACCATATCTGTGAATATGCAGACGATGCATTTGAAGCAGCAGCTCACGCGAGAGAGGATGTTCCGTTTCTACAGGAACATCCTTTTTCTCTGTATGAAATACTCAAGGAGGATTAGATGAAAGATCTTCCAATTACATCCGCTTGTATAGTGTTCGGTGTTATTATATTCACACTTGTAACATTACCTCATTTTGCTTACGTATAGATAATACTAATATTACTCATTAGTTTATGTTATCTACACAATATCGTCTTCGCTTAGAAGGCATTTGTAAATCTATTGCAGCCGGAACAGAAGTAGGGATAGACGATATGATATGGGCACAGAAACTAGCAAAAGCAAACACAAGTGCAAGAGGTATGCTGAACAAAGCAAGGAGAATGAGCACTAACCCCAATGACTCTTTTCTGAATAACTTGAATATTGGAGACCCCGATTCAAGTAATCATTTAAGGGGTTTCAATTCACCAGAAGATGTGGTAGACTGGTTCCATCAGGAGAGATCGGATGACTGGCGACAGAGAGATTAATCCTAATTTTTATCTTTCTCCACAAGGTGTTTGTTATGAAAAGAATCCAAAACAAAAATACCCAAGGGTCATTGCAGTCTTCTTACTCAGTTCGCACGATACTAGCTGGTTATATCATAGAGAAGATGGCACATATTACTGGGAGCATGCAAGAAAGAATGAAGACCTTAAGGTAGAGGATGTGGACGGATTACAACTAGATATGTTTGGTAAACCAGAATTAACAAAAGAGTTCATAATGAATTCCATATTATGATAGTTCATGCTATTGTATACATAAGTATATTCGTGCTAATAATTTTAGCATTCGGTTTTTTCGATCCATGAATTTAGAAATCATTCTTTTATTTTCGGCACTTCCCTTTGTAGCATTTACACTTTACTTTGGGACTAAAGGAGGATATTATGATAGTGATGACTACGATGGTCATGGTACAGCTCACAAGGTACTGATCGATGATGAAACAAGCATTTAAATATGTCACCGAGATTAAAGACGCTGCTAAGTATATGTTGCAAGGTCTTTCAGTCACCCTATCTCACATGGGTCGAAGACCGGTTACTGTTCAGTATCCTTATGAAAAACTGATACCATCTGAAAGGTATCGTGGACGTATTCATTATGAATTTGATAAGTGTATCGCTTGTGAAGTTTGTGTCAGAGTATGTCCTATCAATCTCCCAGTGGTCGATTGGGTGATGAACAAAGAAACAAAAAAGAAAGAACTCCGCAATTATTCGATAGACTTTGGAGCATGTATATTCTGCGGTAACTGTGTAGAGTATTGCCCGACTAATTGCCTATCTATGACTGAAGAATATGAATTGGCTACATTTGACAGACATCAACTTAACTATGATAATGTCGCTCTTGGACGACTTCCCACTAATGTTACAAGCAATCCCAATGTTAGATCACTTCGTGAACTTACATATCTACCCAAAGGTGAAATGGATCCCCACACAGTAAGGGACAATGATCCTAGAGTAGGTAAACTACCAGAGGAAGTTCTAGATTGGATGACAAAGTAGACAAAATACCTAAATGGTTTTATAATACTGTCATATCAATGGGAATCATGGTCTTTGTTGCATTTGGATTAATATTTTTTGGAATGACATGAATAAGATATTAATATTACCACTATTTTTTCTCACCATGTGTGCACCTGCACCAGTGACACCACCAGCTGGCGCATTTGAATTAGAAGTAGAACCTTGGGATTGGGATAAAGTTTATAATGCGATAGAATATCTGAAACAGGGAGAGAGAGAAAAAACAATGACTGATCCGAGCGACTCTATAAATAAGGCAGTTATGGAATATCAAGATGAGCGCAATGACACCACCCAGTCGGAAGAGTTGTTACAACTTTCGGGTGACTGAAATAAATCGAGTGCTTGACGGTGACACAATTGATGTTACAATAGATTTAGGATTTGATCTGTATAAAAAAGAAAGAGTCCGCGTAGCAGGAGTTGATACTCCTGAGAAACGTACACGTAACTTAGAGGAGAAAGCACTTGGTTTGGACGCGACTGCATGGCTTAAAGACAAGCTCGAAGGTGCTATTGACGGTGACGATGAGCTTTCTATTAGGACTGAACTTGTTGGTGGGGTCGGTAAATATGGTCGTCTTCTTGGGTGGCTTTATATCGGGGACTCAAATGTGTCGCTTAACGAGCAGATGATCGGTGAAGGATATGCGTGGCCATATGATGGTGGTACAAAACAAAAAGATTTTGAAGAACTACGAGTTCTTCGTAGAGCTAGAGGTACACTTAAGGAGTAAATTATGTTTTCAGTATTAAATGTAGTAGAAGCATGGAATGAAATCTCATGGGCAGATGCAGTTCCTTTTACACTTGTTCTTATAGGACTTTACTGGGTAAAGGTAAAGATAGATACGTCACTTGGATCTATCAATAAGAAACAAGCAAAACAATTAAAGAGAGTTATTCGAGAAGCAATCGACGAATCAGAGCTGATTGATAAAATTAAATGAAACACATATTCAATATTATGGCAGCAACATCATTTGGATTATCACTCCTCTTAGTGGGTGTGATAATCTTTTTGAATGCAACAAAGCAGTCAAGAATTGAAGAGAACCGTAATTATATGCAAAAAATAATAGAGGAAGAGGTATCAAAACAAATACCAAGATCACTACCACGAGTAACAGGGGAAGTTTATGTCCCCAATAAATGAAATCAACGTGAGTGATGTAACTGTTCCTCATATTCATTCACCACAGATTCCTTTCACCAACATACACAATCATCATATCCCTGTGACATTACAGATAGGATTTCCGATTGTGGATATGCCGGGGTGTGTAGAGATGCACAAGGATAATAAAGATCATATATCCGGTTTACCCTTTGATAAAGATCTTGTAAATCAGGATCCAAAAGGTAGCACAGTATTATGTCCACATGGAGAGTATCCATCATATGATGCGATGGATTACCAACCAGAGCAATTGATTATTACAAAGGAAACACCGCCACCACCAATTGCTCCCCCACCAGAAGTTGACGCACCAGAGGTTCCTCCTACAGGTGATCTTGGTGGAAAAGAGGAAGCATCCTGCCCCGGCCCAAATCAATTAAGAGTTGGTGATGTCACTCAATCAGGTGATGAAAGAGTAGTGGGTCATCGTCTTCTTGAGGATGGTAAAACCTGTGAGACATTATATGAACCCACCACACCACTTGAAAAATATGTTCCACCTTTAAATCAAGTATCAACTGTGACTGCATTAGCAGTGGTGGCTACAGCAGGAGCAGCAGCGACACCATTATTGATAAGAGTTATAAAACCTGTAATAAAAAAATTATGGACAACGATTCAAAAGAAGTTAGGTAAAAAAATTAAAACTCCGAGTCGTAGTCTCATTCAGACAAATAAGTATCGTGAGAAGAAAGGACTTCCACCATTAAAATAATTAAGGTTTACCAATAGATATATCTTTTAGATTACTCGCATTTCCATTTGCAGGTGGAGTAATTGTTTGTATTGTATGAGTATGATTTGGTAAAGTTCCGGGTGGATTGACTAACACTACGTCAGCACATACCTTGAAATAAGGTGAATTTTTATGAAACATGATACCAGCTTTCATAAGTTCACCACAATTTTTTAAACGAGCTATCTCAAAGTCTAATCTTTTGTTCGCAGTTTGTTGTTGCATGTATGCAATATTCGCTGCTGCTGCCTGTTTACATTGATCTTGTAGTTTCTTATCTAATGGTTTAGACCATGTAGCAGATACACCTATCGATAATGTGCTACTGTCTTTCTGTCCAGTTCTAGTTGGTTTAAAATATAAAATTTCTCCGGGATTATCTGGTACATCGTCATTATTCGCATCTACATTGTTGTACACAGGATCCATCCAATAATCTTCATACGGCCGTTTGACTGCAATATTTCCGGTAACGAAGGGAGTTACGTTCATGGTAGGGCCTTGACATTGTATCCCGTTACCATATGTGTTTGTTATATATGGGCCTTGCAAAACTTGTATTGCTTGATTGGTCACTGAGCCTGAACTATTAGCCACTGGATTTGCTGTAGCAGAAACTCCCCCGATGTCTGAAGCGAATGATGGGGTTGCTGTTCCAACTGTGAGACACAGTGATATCAGTTTGAGAAGACGCTTGTTGTGTTTGTTACACTTTGTATGGTGGTCGTTCTCTGTATTATTGTGTGATTTTTGAGGCCGGGGCCAGAATATGTCTCTGTAAATTGAAACGCTGCTCCGGGATTTACGATTGTAAAGTTTGGCTTGTTTTCTAGGTCTAACCCTGTCCATGTTGAAGTCACTCCATTCAATGTATTACTATTACCAGTGGTGGTAGGAGAAGATATTGTGTTACCATCATGTTCTATATTTGTGCCTGTTATAACGTGCTGATAGCCCGTGTCATAGCTCATCGAATTTATGGTCTCAGTCACCGTAGAAGTCGTCTCGGTATTTGAGGTCATCGAGCCTTGTGTAAAATTAGGGACGACTGGGACTGCAATCGCATTCGGCACACTTACAAGGGCAGAGCATATCACACACGTCGCAACGTTTGCCTTCGACATGCATCTTAAGATATTGTTGTGCTGCCAAGTTGTCAAGAAAGTCATTTATCATTTGATGGTCAACTCATTTACAAATTGTCCAGTAGCTACAGTTCCAGCACCACCAGCAGTTACAGTCATGACACCCGCACTGGTTATGGTTCCAGCCAATGTATCTTTTGTTCCAGCAGCTGTGGAAGTTTGATTACTGAAATTACCCACAGCACCGACTGTTGGTGCAGAAGTTGGAACTGCATCAGCCTGAGTGTATGATTGAGCAAAGCTGAACGCGGATCCTGCTGTGTCTTGTGTAGCTGCAATTGTTCCGGGTGCATATACACCTGATGTGATTGTTCCTACTGAGACTGTGCCGGCAGTCGTGCCGTCAGTCGTATCCACATTTGATCCAGAGATTGCGAAGCTTGAACCAATCCTTTCAACCTGAGTTGCAGCCGCATCAACACGAAGTTGAACACTACTCGATAACTTATGAGTAATGTCTGCCATTACAGGAGAACCAAAACCAAAAAGCAATAATATAGGTATAAATTTTTTCATAATTTTGAGACAATATACCTATTTGCTATTTAGTAATCAAATAAATAGATAAAAAAACTGTGTAATGGCGAACAAGTACTCTCGTATATTTCATCACATTTCTACTCATGACCTTAAGAGAAATCAAAGGGAAGAGGTTCGTTTGAGAAAAATTGAACAGAATAATCTATTAGTTGAAGAGGAAAAAAAAGAGGTGATTCGTAAAGAGCTTGAAACAAAAAAATCAAATTGGAGAGATGACTTGACAATAGTGTAAAGTTCTGTTAAGATAAATAACGAAAGGTGATGTCCTTAAACATCAATATTTGCTCCCGCTAACCAAGACCTATGGGAGGGTAAATTACGTCTTTCATATCCAGTAGTGAGGGATTACTGGAAATAAGTTTCGCTCTACCCTAGAGCCCTACTTACAAAACGTCTTACTAATGACAACTCTTTCAAAACAAGGCAGAGGTGGTCTCCTACAGGGATGGCCAGAGTTCTGCGAATGGGTAACATCAACTAACAACAGAATCTATGTTGGTTGGTTCGGTGTACTCATGATTCCATGCTTACTCGCAGCAGCAGCATGTTTCATCGTTGCATTCATTGCAGCACCTCCAGTCGATATCGACGGAATCAGAGAACCAGTAGCAGGTTCATTCTTATATGGTAACAACATCATCTCAGGTGCAGTTGTTCCATCATCAAACGCAATCGGTCTACACTTCTACCCAATGTGGGAAGCAGCAACAGTAGATGAGTGGTTGTACAACGGTGGCCCATATCAGTTGATTATCTTCCACTTCCTAATCGGAATCTCTGCTTACATGGGCAGACAGTGGGAATTATCATACAGATTAGGTATGAGACCTTGGATCTGTGTAGCATATTCTGCACCAGTATCTGCAGCATTCGCAGTATTCTTAGTATACCCATTCGGTCAGGGATCTTTCTCAGACGGTATGCCTCTAGGAATCTCTGGAACATTTAACTTCATGTTCGTGTTCCAAGCAGAGCATAACATCCTAATGCACCCATTCCATATGGCTGGTGTAGCAGGTATGTTTGGTGGAGCATTATTTGCAGCAATGCACGGTTCACTTGTAACATCATCTTTAATCAGAGAAACAACTGGTTTAGATTCACAGAACTATGGTTACAAGTTTGGACAAGAAGAAGAAACATACAACATCGTAGCCGCACACGGTTACTTCGGTAGATTAATCTTCCAGTATGCTTCATTCAACAACTCAAGAAGTTTACACTTCTTCCTTGGTGTATTCCCAGTAGTTTGTGTATGGTTAACCTCAATGGGTATCTGCACAATGGCATTCAACCTTAACGGTTTCAACTTCAACCAATCAGTTGTAGATGCGAACGGTAAGATTGTACCAACATGGGGAGATGTTCTTAACAGAGCAAACCTTGGTATGGAAGTTATGCATGAGAGAAATGCACACAACTTCCCACTAGACCTAGCATGTGCTGAGTCTTCAACAGTTGCTTTAACAGCACCTTCAATCGGTTAATAACTTAACTGATATAATCACAGGGGGTCTTTGAGACCCCTTTTTCATAGGAGAAATTAATGGTAGCATCTACCTTACAAGCACCCACAAGGGGTTGGTTTGATGTTCTTGATGACTGGTTAAAGAGAGACCGTTTCGTATTCATTGGATGGTCTGGTTTAATTCTTTTACCATG